CGCTGATCATGGTGCCGCGGAAGAATGGCAAGACGCCGCTCGCCGCGGGGATCGCCCTGGCGTCGCTCAACCTGGACCACGAGATCGGCGCACAAAACCTCTGCGCGGCGGCGTCTGGCGAACAGGCGTCTTTGCTGTTCCGGCACGCGGCGGGCATGGTGACGCAGGACGATGACCTGCACGATCGGTTCAAGGTGTTCCGCGGGCATGGCCAGCGGGCCATCCAGTACCCGGCGGAAAACGCATCGCTCCAGGTGATCGCGTCGGAGGCGTCCACCCAGCACGGGTTCAATGGGCACCTCGCAATCATCGATGAGCTGCACGCCCAGCCGAACCGCGAACTGGTTGATACCATCGAGACGGCGTCCGCGTCCGCCAACCGGCTGCAGCCGCTGGTGCTCTACATCACAACCTCCGATTTTGAAGGAGAAAGCATCTGCAATGAGAAGCAGGACTATGCGGAAGGCATTCTGGCTGGCACGATTCAGGACTCCGCGTTCCTGCCCGTCATCTTCAAGGCGGATGCCAAAGACGACTGGAAGGATGAGTCGGTCTGGAGAAAAGCGAATCCGAATTTCGGAATCAGCGTGAATCCGCAGTATCTGCAACGGGCGTGTGAGAAGGCGAAGAAGATCCCGGCATTTGAGAACACATTCAAACGCCTGCATCTGAACCTGCGGACCGAACAGGCGTCACGCTGGCTGCCGATGGATCAGTGGAAGGCGTGCGGGCCGGCGGACGCCCGTGCCTGGCGCGAGGAGACGTACGCGCGGTTGCGGGGTCAGAAGTGCTTCGGGGGTCTCGACCTCGGGGCGACCCGTGACCTGACCGCGCTGATTCTGCTGTTTGGCGATCCGCGGGAGCGGATCACGCTGCTGTCGTGGTTTTGGATGCCGGAGGACGCACCCGAACATCAGACGCCGGCCGTCCGGCCGGTGTACGACATCGCCCGCAAGGCTGAGCTCGTACGGGTTACAGAGGGAGATGTTACCGATTATGACGTGGTGAAACGCGACATCCTGGAACTCAAAACGCAGTACATCATCCAGGAACTGGCCGTGGACTATGCGTTCCAGGGCGCCCAACTTGCCACCGACCTGGGGGCGGCCGGACTCAAGATGGTGCCCTACTCCAACACCTACAATACCATGTCGGCGCCGTGCGAGCGGGTTGAGGTGCTGCTGGCCGGCGGGAATATCGATCACGGCGGGAATCACATGCTGAGCTGGATGGCGCAGAACGTGTGCGTGCAGGTCGATCGGTACGATGAGAACCGAAAGCGGCCGGTGAAGCCGGGCCGATCGTCCAAGCTGAAGATCGACGGGATCGTGTGTACGTTGATGGCGTTGGGCCGCGCGATGATGACGCCGGAGATGAAGGCGTCGATCTACGCGCAGGGCGTCGGGGTTTGAGGCGATGGTATGAAAGAACCATTAACAACGTGTCTGAATTGCGGTGAACCAATCTACCAGGATGCTGTGCGGCGCAGCTCCGGTTGCGTACACGGAGAACTGCTGGCGGCGTGTGAGATTGCAGCACTGCGGACGAAAATCGCCGAGCTGCTAGCGCAGCGCAACATGCTGCTGGCGGCTGCGCGAACAGCAGTCGAGAACATGCACACGTGGAATGAGGCCGTCGAGAGTGTGATCGGCCGTCAGCCGAAAACCGGGATCGAGCTGAAGCCACTGATCGACGCCATCGCCGCATGCGAGGAGGTGACGACGTGACGCGAGAAATATGCAAACTGTGCTGGCGCGTCAGTCGCGTCGGGTTCCACGTTCCGGACCACATCTGGCAGGCGGTGGTCCCGGCGCATGTCGTAGACGCATGCGTATGCCTGGACTGTTTTACGCGGTTGGCGGATGAGATGCGCATTGTCTGGGATGCCGATATTCAGTTCTTCCCGGTATCAGCGGTAACAAGTGACACAGAACTTCGGGCGCAAGTTGAGAATCTGGCGCTCGCATTGGCGCCCGGGTCTGCCGCCGCTCGGGACGGAGCATGAGGTGATGGTATGACAAACGACGAACCGCGTATTCCGAGAGACATGACTGAAAACATGCTCAGGCGTGAGGCCACATCGGCCGAACAACTGGCGATGGCGACGCGGCATACATGCGAGACTCTGAGGGCGCAGCGGGACGCGCTGCTGGATGCGTGCAAGCTTGCGGCGCAGTATATGATGTCGTGCGAGCCTGGCCGCGTGAACGGCGGCATCGATTTGGAGTCGTTTGCAGAGATGCTCGACGTGTTGCGAAAGGCGATTGCCACATGTGCCGCCCCTTCGGGGCTGGGGTGATTGTGACGTTCTGGTTCCAGGGGCTTACGCCCCTGGCTACACCATGTCGCCCCTTTGGGGCTGAGCCCGGCGACCCTTCCGGGTGCTGGAGCGGATGATGCGGATCTGGCGGGAGTTGCTTGGGCTGGCGGGGTTCGGGGCGGTGGCGTACGGGATCTGGCAGTACGCGCCGCCGATCGCGATGATGTTCGCCGGGTGCGTGGTGGTGGGGTATGCGGTAACGGCTGGAGCAACGCAAAAACGATGAAACGCAAAAACGCAAAAAGCCGGCCAGGGGATGTGTCGCCCCGTTGGGGCTCTGCGGTTTATCGCGTTTGCCATCCAGGGGCTTACGCCCCGGCGCGCCGGGGCTACACCCTTTCACCCCGTTGGGGTGAGGAATGGTTTTTGCGTTTTGGCGTTTTTGCTTTTCTGCGTTTCCGAACGGGGGTGTCCGATGCTTTGTGAAACGCTCCATCTGGCGGTACGGGCGGCGGTGCGGCGGGCGGCGGGGACGCCGGCGAACCCTACCACGGCGTTGCTGGAATCGCTCGGCGGCGGGGCCACACGGTCCGGGCCGATCGTCAGCGAGACACGGGCCTGGAACCTGTCCTACGTGTACTGCGCCGTCTCGGCGTACGGCCGGGCGTTCAAGCTCATGCCGTGGCATGTCTACCAGCGTACCGCGGACGGCGGCCGCGAAATGGCCACGGGACACCCGGTCTATCGGCTGCTCCACCAGCGGCCCAACCCGGAGATGACGCCCTCGTTTTTCAAGGCGTACGTCGACGCCTGCAAGCGGCTGTGGGGCAACGGGTACGCGGAGATCGAACGAGACCGGCTCGGCCGGCCGATTGCACTCTGGCCCATTCACCCGTCGTACGTGCTGGCCGAGCGGCTGTCGGACGGCCGGCTGGTCTACCGGATCCGGACCGCCACCCGGCCGGAGGTGACCATCGAACAGGCGGACATGTTCCACGTCCGCGGCGTGTCACGCGATGGGGTGACCGGTCTGTCCGTGCTGGGGGCCGCCCGGGAGGCGATGGGGTTCGCCCTGGCCGTGGAAGAGTACGGGCAGGATTTCTTCGGCAAGGGCATCACGATGGCCGGCATTCTGAAGCGGCCGGTCGGCGTGGCGCCGCTCGATGACAAGGCCATCGACAATCTACGCCGGTCGTTCGCCGCACACCACAGCGGTGACAACCGGTGGCTTCCGGCGATTCTGCAGGAGGGGACCGAGTGGGAGGGCGTCGGGATGCCGAACCGGGACGCCCAGTTTTTGGAGATCCGACGGTTCCAGCCGGAGGAGTTTGCGCGGTGGTTCGACATGCAGCCGCATAAACTGCACGACCTGGCCCGGTCGACATTCAGCAACATCGACGCCCAACAGATCGCATGGGTGACAGACAGCGTGGCGCCCGAGTCGATGGACATGGCGGACGAGGCCAACCTGAAACTTCTCACCGACGCGGAGCAGGCCGAATACTACACGGAGTTCGACCTCCGCGGCGCGATGCGTGGCGACCACAAGATGCGTGCGGAGTTCCACAAGATCCTCTGGGGGATCGGGGCGGAGACGCCCAACGAGATCCGGCGGGCGGAGAACCTCAACCCGATCGGGCCGGCGGGGGATCGGCACTTTGTGCAGACATCGTACACGACGCTGGAAGCGTTGGACGAAACGCAAAAACAAGAAAACGCAAAAACGCAAAAACAAGACGGAGCCGGGGGAGACACTGAGTCGGCAGAGGATTTGGCGTTCCGGCGGGCGGTGATTCTGGCGTACCTGGCGGACCGGACCACCAACGATGCCATGTTCAACCTCACCGAGATCCGGACGCTGATGCAGCAGGTGGGGCTGCCCATCCAGCCCGGGTATGAGGAGCCGTGGATGCCGGGCAGAGACGACACGGGGGCACTGGTGTCCGGCGGGACGATCATCGATGAGCAAGGTGATGTCGTGGGTGGCGAACCACTCGAAAGCAAAAAGCAAAAAGCAAAAAACAAAAATGAGGAGGGGGGGGACGCGGATGACGCGGAGGCGGCCGTGGATGGTGATGACACCGAGGGGGATGAGGAGGAGCAGCCCAAAGACCGGCTGGAAAGCCGGTCCCACAGTCCACAGCCCACAGGTCGCCACGGCGACTCGACTGCGGCGACCCACAGTCCACAGTCTACAGCCTCTTTGATGCCTGTGGTTTGCGAGGTGGTCGGGCGGCTGGTGCGAAAAGAGTCGCGGGCGATGGAGCGGCTGCAGAAACGGGCACGGATCAAGAGCAGCGATACGGATGATACACCTGACGCCGAGGCGGTGGCGGCGTTCTATCGTGGGTTCCGGGCGGAGGTCGCCGAGTCGCTGGCGGCGCCGGCGGCCAGTCTGGCCCGGGTGCTCGGCAAAAATCCGGCGGAGGCGGTGGCGGTCGCCCAGGCGTGGGCGGACCGGTGGGGCGATCGGCGGGCACGGGCGTTGTCGGCGGCCGTGCCCGGTCCGGCGGCGGTGATCGCGAGCTGGGCGGCCGAGGTGCCGGCGACGGCGGCGATTTTCTGTGATGAGATCGCGGGAGAAACGCAAAAACGATGAAACGCAGAAACGCAAAAACAGGAGAAAGCTAAAGACCGGCTGGAAAGCCGGTCCTACAGATGGTTTTTGCGTTTTGGCGTTTTTGCGTTTCTGCGTTTGTGAACGGGGGTGACCCATGAACGTGTGGATGATCACGGCGGACGGGATGCAGCAGTGGAAAGACCGGCTTGCCGGCAGTACGCCGGCGGATACAGCCCCCACGCAGTGGGCGCCGCTGTCGCGGGATGATCCGGCGGCGGCGGTGCAGATGCGGGGTGCGGTGGCCGTGCTGCCGGTCCGCGGCGTGATCATGCGTGATGCGCCGGCGTGGGCGGTCAAGGCTGGCTGGGCGGCGGATACACGGTTGCTGCGCGACCAGGCGTTGACCGTAGCCGAGGCGCCGGAGGTGGCGTCCGTGCTGCTGACGATCGACAGCCCAGGCGGCAGCGTGGCCGGGCTGGCCGAGCTGGGCGACGCTCTGTACGCCCTGCGGCAGCGGAAGCAACTGGTCGCCGCGGTGGATGGGCTGGCGGCGTCCGCCGGCTACTACATCGCCGCCCAGGCGGAGCAGGTGTGGGCCGGCCGGATGGACCTCGTCGGAAGCATCGGCACGATCCTGATCGTCTACGACGTGAGCCGGATGGCGGAGGAGGCCGGGATCCAGACGATTGTGATCGCGACCGGCGAGCTGAAGGGGACCGGGGTGCCAGGCTCCGAACTCACAGCCGAGCAGCGTGCGTACCTTCAGGAGATCGTCGACCAGTACTTCGGGGATTTCAAGGCGGCCGTAGGACGCGGCAGAACCGCCCTCGCGGGCCCGGCGTTCGACGCGGTGGCGTCCGGCCGGGTCTGGACCGGCCCCGACGCCCTGCGGCTGAAACTGATCGACGGGCTGGCCACACCGGGCGAAGTGCTGGTGAGGATGCAGGACGGGCTGACCGCGGCCGGCCGCGGCCGGATGGCACGGGCGAAGGCGGAGTCGGTTGCCAGACAATAACAGCCCCCACGCAGTGGGCAGCCCCCACGCAGTGGGTGGCGCGGGCGAAGGCGGCGGCGGCGGCGGAAAGGAATGGCTAATGTCAAATGGCGAATGTCCAATGGGGGCGGCCACTCGGCCTTTGACATTTGACATTGGCAATTGATCATTCCCAAGCCCATCTCCTTACCCACCCCGGGCCGCAGTTTTTTTTCGGTCTGTAACTCGTGAAAACAACGCAGGTTCGGCGCACCCACCTTTTAACCCCCCCGGGTGAGATTGCTGGGCGTGGTGTACGGTGTTGCGCAGTGTGTTGGATATCCGGGTGACGAATGACGGACGCGAACGAACACGACTGGCAATCGGCTGACGGGGCCGCCCGCGTGCTGTGCGGGGACGTGCTGGACCGGCTGGCGGAACTGCATGACGCCTCGTTCCGGTTTCTGTGCAACCAAGACGGAAGCCGACCAGAGCATCTGCGGTCCGACCCGCCGGTTGAGTTGGATTGGACGGAGGTGTTGCGATGACGGTGAAGGCGAAGGCGGGAAACGGACGGCAGTTGCGGCGGCGGGCGGTCCCCGGCGCGCCGGGGCGGAGCCGGCGGATTCACCTGTCCGTGCCGCTGGAGGTCCACGCCCGCATGGTGGACGCCCAGGAGCGGCTGAACTGCTTCAACTGGTCCCAGATCGCGGTGGCGGCGTTTGTGGAGGCGATGGTGGAGGCGGCCTCGGCGGAGGAGGCTGCTGCCTTTGGGCGGTAGGCTGTGGGTCTCCGCAGGAGAGTAGCCGGGGCGGGATGGACTCGATGGACGCAATGGACGGAATGGAGGATGCCGTGGAAGACAAGCTGACCGGGATCGTGATGCTGATCCTTAGTATGAACCTGATGCTATTCGCCATCTGGGGCAAGCTCCGAGAGATCGCGAGCAAGTTGTGATGGCCGGGCGGAGTGAGTGCCGCCCCTGCGGGGCTTGAGTGATTTCGAGATGACGGGTTCCATCCCGGCGCGCCGGGATGGCTACACCCCTTCACCTCGCCACGGCGAGTCGCCGGGGCGACCCGTTGGGGTGATGAATGGTTTTTGCTTTTTGCATTTCTGCGTTTCGGAGTACACTCCGACCATGCCCTTCCACCGCAAAGCCGGGCCGAAGCGGACGGAGCTGGAGCACGCCCAGGTTTTCGGGGAGTACTCTGACGAGGTCGCCGCGTTTCTGCGGGCGGCCGATCAGTACCGGGTGAACCGCGGCGGGGCGCCGCTGATGGCGTCCGACTACCTGCACGTGGCCAAGGAGATCATCGGGTATCGGCTGCCCGGCCAGCGGCGGGTGGTGACCAACCGATGGAGCGTGCGGATCGTGACCACCACCGGCATCCAGGCCCGGTTCCAGGACGCCGCCGCCAGGCTGGGGCTGGACAACGGACGGCAGGAGTGCGGGAGGCTGCTGGGCCGCCTGGTGGCGTGGTTTGTGTACCAGCCGCCGCGGCGGCAGGCGGAGATCCTCGGGGTGCTGCCGGACCCGGTGGAACTGCCGCTGGGGCCTGGGGTTGGGGAAGATTGAGAAACGCAAAAACGCAGAAACGCAGAAAGCCCCTACCTGTGTCCCGGCGCGCCGGGATCGGCCCAGCAGGTCTCCGCAGGCAGCGGCGCGACGGGGCTCCACAAAAACCGCCGCCCCGCTAGGGGCATTTCACAGTTTGACGCATCACGCGGCGGATGACATAATTCAATGACAACTGAATACCGGATCTCAGCTCGCGGCGCGGAGACGACGCGGGGGAGAATCTGGAACCTGCCACCTACACGCCGAGACGGGTACGGGCGGGACATGCGGATTGATCCGCGTGCCGGCCCGTGCCCGTCGCTTTTGCATTTGGACACCACCCAACGCCGGCCCGCGGGGGACCAGGCAATACGGAGTGTTCAACATGCGAGAGAAACTCAAAAAGCTGCATGAGCAGATGGCGGCCCTCAACGCACAGGCCAGGGCCATCATCGACGCCGGAGACGCGACGGCCGGCGGGCCGGGCAAGGGGCAACTGAGGCCGGAGGAATCGGCACGGGTGGATGCCATCTATGCCGAGTACGACAAGCTGGCGGCTGAGGCCAAGACCATCCAGGCCCAGATCGACCAGCGGGCACGGCTCGCCGAGCACGATGAGTACCTCAGCGAATCGGCCGGCCGGCAGGCCGCACCGGCGACGCCGGAACCGCAGGGCCGACCCGGAGAGGATCCCCACGCGGGGTACGGCCCGCCGCCGATCGAATACCGCGGCCGGCCGCTCCAGTTCGCACAGGGCAGCCCGGCGGCCGCCCGCTGCGGGGCGGACTACGCCCGGGCGTTCAACGACTACCTGATGGGGATGCAGCCGCGGGCGGCACTCCAGACGGCGACCGGCCCGGCGGGCGGATACCTCGCACCCATGCAGGTGTCCATGCAGCTCATCCAGGCACTCGACAACCTGGTATGGCTGCGGCAACTGTCGACCGTGCTGCCGCCGCTCACCACGGGAGCGAGCCTGGGCATTCCGACCATCGAGACGGACGCATCGGATGCGGCGTGGACCGCGGAGATCCCGGCGACCGACATCGCCGAGGACACCACAATGCAGTTCGGGCAGCGGGAGCTGACGCCGCACATGATCGCGAAACTGATCGCGGTCTCGAAAAAGCTGCTGCGGGTCGCGTCGCAAGACCCGGCGGGGATCGTGATGCAGCGGCTGGCGTACAAGAAGGCGCTCGCGGAAGAGACGGCGTTCCTGACCGGAAACGGTGCCCGGCAGCCGCTGGGCGTGTTGACGGCCAGTGCGGACGGCGTGCCGACCGCGCGGGACACCAACTGCGCCGCGGTGGACAAGTTCACGGCGGACGAGCTGCTGGATTGCTTCTACAGCCTGAAGGAATCCTACCGTCGCAACGCGACGTGGATCTTCAATCGGCTTGGCGTGCGGATGATCCGCAAGTTCAAGACCGGCGACGGGCAGTATCTCTGGCAGCCGGGCCTGGCCGGGCAGCCGGGGACCATCTGCGATCGGCCGTACTACGAGACGGAGATCGCGATGGGCACGTTCACGACGCAGCTCTACGTGGGCATCGTCGGCGATTTCCGGGCAGGGTACTGGATCGTCGATTCGCTGGACATCTCGGTGCAGGTGCTGACCGAGCTGCTGGCCCTGACGAACAAGACCGGGTTCCTGATGACCGCGGAGACGGACGCGATGCCCGTGCTGGGCGAGGCGTTCGCGCGGCTGAAACTGGCGTAGGCGGTCAACCGCAGAAACGATGAAACGCAGAAACGCAAAAACCGGAGCAACGCCTCGCCGCGGTCCCGGCGCGCCGGGATTTCTGTGTTTTTGCGTTTCTGCGTTTTTGCTTTTTCCAACACGGAGTGATGGAACATGGACCTGCATAACGACGTGAAGTATTCGCGGGCGATTGCACCGTTCCGACAGACGAACGCGGACACGGCGATCGTCAGCCAGATCCTGGACACCGCCGCGTTCGAGCAGAACGAGGTGATCATCCACTACGGCAACCTGACCGACGCGGACGCGACGATTGCCGTGTTGCTGGAGGATGGCGACAACTCGGCACTGTCGGATAACGCGGCCGTTGCCGATGCGTTGCTCAAGGGCACGGAGGCGGCGTGCGCGGCGGCTGCCGCGACCGACGACTACAAGATCTGCAAGCTCGGCTATATCGGCATGAAGCGCTATCTGCGCCTGACCGTGACGCCGACCGGCAACAACAGCGGCAACGTGGACATCTGCGCGATCTGGGCGCAGTCCGGCAAGAAGCAGCCGCAGAGCTGACGGAACAGGCTGTAGGCTGGTGGCTGTAGGCTATTGGAAGCGCCGCCGCAGCAGGCGGCGACCCATAGCCTATAGTCCACAGCCTGAAGCCAAGAGCCCATTGACGGAGTGCTGCGATGAGCAATGAAGATTATCTCGGGAAAATCATCCGGCCGCAGGGCGGCGAGGAATTGATCATCGAAAACGGTGCCCAGCTTACCATCAAGAGCGGGGCGACCATTGAGACGGCGGACGGCGTGGGGGCCGTGGCCGGGACCGGCGTTGCGGTCACCGAGCTGGGCATTCACCCGGTGCATCATACGCGGTTCACGCTCACGAACGTCAACATCCCCATCACGCTGGAGGCGGGCGTGGTTGGGTACGGCGGGCTGAAGATTTACGACATGCCGGCGGGGGCGATCCTGACGCTCGGGGCCGTCGCGAACCTGACGTGTGCCCGCGTGGGCACGGGCCTGGCCGCCGCTTACGACGGCGACTTCGGAATCGGCACGGTCACGGCGAGCAACAACAACAGCCTGTCGTCTACCGAGCAGAACATCATCCCGAGCACGGAGACGCCGCAGGCGGTTGCCGGGGCGACCACGGCCAAGGGGCAGTCGACCGCGACGGAAAACGCGGTGATCGACGGCACGTCAACCGCCATGGACGTGTACTTGAACTTTATCGTGGACGTGGCGGACATCTCGGCAACGGACGCCATGACGGTGAACGGAACGATCGATCTGTTCTGGGTGAACCTGGGCGACTACTAGCATGAAACGCAGAAACACAGAAACACAGAAACGCAAAAACAGCGGCCCCGCCGCGGTCCCGGCGCGCCGGGATTTCTGCGTTTTTGCGTTTTCTCGTTTTTGCGTTTGATGGTGCGAGATGACATACGAAGAATACAACGCGAATGTCGTTCGGCCGCAGGGCGGCGAGGAACTGATCATCGCGAGCGGCGGCAAACTCACGCTTAAAAGCGGGGCGGTGATTGCCACGGCCGACGGCGTGGGTGCGGCAGGCACCTACGTCACCGCCGCGGAACGCGGTATCGCGGCGGTGCATCACACCCGGCTGACGCTGACGAACGCCGTTGTACCCGTCGTCGTGGAGGCGCTGGCCGTCGGGTACGGCAGCATCAAGATTTATGACATGCCCGCCGGGGCGATCCTGTTTCTCGGGGCCGTCGCGAACCTGACGTGTGCCCGCGTCGGCACGGACATCGCCGAGGACTATGACGGCGATTTCGGGATCGGAACCGCCGCAGCCGACAATGACGCCGGGCCTCTGGCCACAACGGAGCAGAACATCATCCCGAATACCGCGACGCCCCAGGCGGTGGCCGGGGCGACCACGGCCAAGGGGCAGAGCACCGCGGCGGAAAACATTGTCGTGAACGGCACGACAACGGCCGTCGACGTGTTCCTGAACATGCTGGTGGACATCGCGGATATTTCCGGTGACGACGGGATCACGGTGAACGGGACGATCGACCTGATCTGGGTGAACCTGGGGGACTACTAGGATGAAACGCAGAAACACAGAAACGCAAACACGCAAAAACAGCGGACCCGCCGCGGTCCCGGCACGCCGGGATTTCTGCGTTTTTGCGTTTTCTCGTTTTCGCGTTTGACTCCGATGGATTACGGACTGTTACAGACGGTTTCACCGACGGTTGAGCCGCTGACGCTGGCGGAGGTCAAGGCGCATCTCAACCTGGCGCTCGCCGATTCCACGTTCGATACCTTGCTGACCCGGCAGATCAAGGCGGCCCGGGAGTACGTGGAACAGCGGAGCGCCAGGGCGCTTTTGACGCAGACGTGGCGGCTTTCGATCCGGCGGTTCCCGGGTGCGGCCGACCTGGGCGGGTGTGCCTACGAAGGTGCCCTGCTGCTGCCGCGGTCGCCGCTGCAAACGGTGTCCACCGTGAAATACCTCGCGTCCGCGGACGGCACCGACACCACGTGGGCCGCGGATCAATACGTTGTGTCTGCGGACATGACGCCCGGCCGCATCGAGCCGGCCCACGGCGTGAGCTGGCCGGCCGTCCGGGAGCAGAACCAGTCCGTGCGTGTGACGTACGTCGCCGGATATGGCGCGACGGCGGCGGCCGTGCCGGAGCGGGCACGGCAGGCGGTGCTGCTGATGGTTGGGCATATGTTCCTCTATCGCGAGCCGACCGTGACGGCGGCCGTGGGCGCCACGCTGCCGCATAACCTGGACGCCCTCGTGGTCGGGCTGCGGGATGGATGGGTGTGGTGAACGAAACGCAGAAACGATGAAACGCAGAAACGCAAAAACGAGCCGCATCATCCCGCCACGGCGGGTCAACTGTTTCTGCGTTTTTGCGTTTTGTGGTTTTTGCGTTTGGCCGGAGGCCGTCGCGTGATTCCGTCAGGGCTGTTGCGACAACGCGGGAGGCTGGAACTGGTGCGGGCGCAGACGCGCGACGCGGCGGGCGGCGTGGTGGATGACTGGGGGACGTTTTATTCGGAGGTGCCGTTTTCGTTTGTGTCCTCATCTGGACGGGAATACGAGCGGGCGGCCCAGATCACGGCGGACATGACGCACCTGATCCGGATGCGATGGATCGATGGTGTGACGACAGACATGCGGCTTGTGGTGGGTGAGCGGATATTTCAACTGATCAGCATCCTGGACCCGACTGGACGGCGCGAGGAGCTGATTGTCACGGCGCGTGAAATGGCGCCGAAGGCGTTATGACGCGGCGTCAACGGCAATGGCGATAGATCTCACAATTCCGCCCGACATTGCGGCACAGGCCAAGGCGTTCTACGCGGCGCAGACGGTGCCGCTGCCGCCGAACCCGCACCGCGGCGGTGCGACGGGCGGCGGCGGTGCGTCGGCGATTGCCGTCCGTGTGGGTTTCTCGGGGAATTGGGCGCTCGAGCAATTGTTCAAGACATTTGCTGACAAGGTGCGGAAACGCATCATCCGCAAGGCATTGCGGCGTGCCGCCGAGCGGATGCGGGATTACATCGTGTTCGCGGTGTCCGGCCAACACCTGCAGCAGCGGACCGGCACGTATGCGCGGGCGTGGATGGGGGCCAAGATGACCGGCGTGTCCATTCACGAGGATCGCGTGTGGGTCGGGCTGCGGTTCCCGACCCGGGAGGAAATTGGCATCGCACCGGACGACGCATACTTCTACCCGGCTGCCATCGAGTACGGCCACGCGGGCGGCGGGCGTGGCACGTACCGATTCCTCGATGCGGCGTCCGGCCGGCGGCGATACAAGCGGGTATCCAAAACGGCGGCGAAGGACGTGAGGCCGTATCCGCACGTCCGGCCGGCGGTCGATGAGCACGCGGCGGCCGAGGCGAACACGATCATCGCGGAGATCAAGGGGGAGATCGAAAAGGAGGCCGCACGCATGAAGGATCGGGAGATGAGTGCGGCGGTTGATTTCGCGAAGATGGCGGCGGAGTGATGGCGCGTGCTGAACCTCTTCGACAACATGCGGCAGTGGCTGCTGACCCAGGCGACCGTGGTCGGGGCGGTCGGCACCGCGGCGGGGCTGGGGTCGTGGGTGTTTTCACGGGTCGCGCCGGCGAGCGCGGGGTTTCCGCGGATCGTCGTGGAGATGCCGACCCGGAAATACGGCCGGCACATGACCGGCGGGGACGGCACGGCCAACGCCCGGATCGTCATGCGGGCACAGGCCCAGACGCTGCTGGAGGCGGAGACGCTCGGCGATGCGCTGGTGGATGTCCTGCATGGGTTCCGCGGATCGATGTCACACATCGAGGTCGTGAGTTGTTTCGTGGACGTGGACCGCGACGGGCACCGGTTCGCCGATGAGGGCGGGGACGTGGCGATATACGAGCGCAGCCTGGAATTGAACATCTGGCACCGGACGGACGGTGACTGAGCGGAGGCCGAATCATGGCGGTAGTCGGAACCGGAACTACGATCACGTTTGCAACAGGTTTCTGTGCGGAGATCCTGAACGTCTCACACGACGGGATCAGCCGGAAAGCCATCGACACAACGCACATGGGCACCACGGGCGGGATGACGTTCACTCCCGGCGCCCTGTACGATCCGGGCGGATTGCGGGTCAGCCTGGCGTTTGCGCCGGGGGCGAACCCGCCGATCGACCAGGCGGCCGAGGCCGTCACCATCACGTTTCCCGACGGCGAGACGGAATCATTCAGCGGGTTTATGACGGATTTCTCCTGGACGGACCCACTGGAAGATCGGATGACCGCGGACGCGACGATCAAGGCGAGCGGCAACATCACGTCGGCGCCGTGACGGTGAGCGATGGCTGATGTGGACCTGTCGATCCCGGTGGAGCTGATGCGCGGCGACCTGCGGCGGGTGACCGATCTGCGGGGCCGCGTGTTGCTCAATCCGTTGCGGGTCGGCGATGCGGAGCACGGAGCGGAAACGCTGGTGTTTCTGGGGTTCGCCGGATTCGGCGGGCCGTCGGGTCGGTTTGTCGGTGAGTATCGGTTCCGGCACGCACAGCCGGAGGACATCGAGCGGAAACGGATGCGGTTCGCCGAGCTGCCAGGAGTGAGCCTGGAGGCCGGGGACGAGGAGGTCAACAACCATGAGCGTGAGCGTGAGATACCAGAACATCCTGGATGTCACCGAGACGATCACCACGAGCTACGACCTGGCGGGGGATGCGGTGGTCAGCCCGGTGCACAAGATCGACGCCCCGGGCGGGACGCGGAATGCGGGATCGACGCCGGCGGCGGTGGATGGGTGGAGCGATCGGCGTGCCCTGGTGGTTGGGGCGGACCAGATCGACCTGGCGGCCCTGGTGGGCGCGGCGGGGCTGGCCAAGAGTGCCCTGACGTACAAGCTCCAGAACATCCGAATCCGGCCGCTGACGAGCAACAGCAACCCGATCACGTTCGCACCGGCGGCGGTGGAGGGCTACCATCTATTCGGGGATGCGGACGGGCAATTAACGCTGTACCCGGGGATGGATGTGAACATCGACTGCAATGGGAAGCTGGCAGCGATCGTGAACGACACGAACGACAAGATCGACGTGACGGGGACCGGGACGGAGGGGTACGACATCATTCTGGTTTGGGGATAACCGAAGAAACGCAGAAATCCCGGCGCGCCGGGACAGAAACGCGAAAACAAGGGAATATCATGGAGGATCTGACGCGGGATGCGGTGCTGGCGGCGGCGGACGTGGTCGTGGAGCCAGTCGACGTGCCGGAATGGGGCGGTCGGCTGTACGTCCGGTCCCTGTCTGGCACAGAGCGGGCCGCCTGGGAGACGGCGAGCGACCGAGCCGCGAACACGGCCCGCAAGCTCGCCCTGCTGGTGCAGGCGACGGCGTGCGATGCACGGGGAAACCTGCTATTTGCCGCCGCGGACGTGCCGAACCTGGAAACGCGGAACGCCAAGGCCCTGCTCAGGGTGGCCAGGGCGGCCGGGCGGCTCAACGGGCTGACGGCCGATGATGTCGAGGCCATCGCAAAAAATTGCGAGGCCGCCCCCGCCGCCGATGGTGGCTGAAGATCTCCCGCGACTGGCTGCATTGCACGGTCGCAGAGGCACAGGCCAGATTGAGCAGCGCGGAGGCGGCCGAGATGATGGCCGAGCACGTGCTCAGCCCGTGGGGTGCCGAGCGGGAGGATCTGCGGGCCGCCATCATCGCGTGTGAGTTGGCCAATCTGCGGTGGGCGATGTGCGGTGGCCGTGGACCGCGGCCGAAAGTGGAAACGTACCTGCGGTGTTTTGAGGTGCAGGACGGCAGGGCCGAATCCCGGCGCGCCGGGACGGAGCAGATCCGGGCGAGGGTGCGGACGTGGGCCAGGGCACACAACGCGGCGCAACGGCGCCGCACGTGATATGAGAGGGTGCAACAATGGCCGCGATGGCCCGGCTGGCAGTCAACCTGACCGCGGAGACCGGCGGATTCACGGCCGGACTGGGCAAGGCAGGCCGGCAGGCGACGCAGTTCCGGTCGGACCTGTTGCAGTTTGCCAAATCGCTTGAGGGTGGGTCGCTGTCCAGGGGGTTCAAGGGGCTGGAGCAGCAGTTCGGGGGCTCATCCGCATTCGGCAAGATGACGCAACTGCTGGCTGGCGGCGGCATCGCGGCCGGCGTGGTCGTGCTGGCCAGACGCATCCAGCAGGCGGCCGAGCAGGCCAAAAATCTCAGTCAGCAATTCGCACGCGGCGAGATCTACGTTGACCAGATGGTCGACGGCCTTGTCCGTGCGATCCCCGTGATCGGCGATGTCTACGGGGCCGTGCGGGACGTAGTGGGCGTCGTGTCCGGGATCGACACCGAGCTGGCATCACTGCAACAGGGGGAAAAGACCATCGCCGCGATCGAGGCATTCCGGCGCAAGGTGGCGCTGGCCGCGGCTGAACGCACGGACCCGGCGGCGGCCGCCGCGATGCGGGCGAAAAACGAATACAGCGAGCTTGTCAACACGCTGCGGACCCTGCAAAAGCAGGCGGAGGGCCTGGACGAGAGCCAGGCCAGGCTCGTCGCGCAGGAGATCCAACAGATCAATCGGGCACTGGAAGCACTGGATCCGCACAACGTAGACAGGTTGAATGCTGCGCTGGAAAAAACAGAAAAGCTGGCCCGCCGTGCGTTCGGGGAAGGGGCATCCAACGAAACGATGTCCTCCTTTGTCGGACGCATCACGGCCGAGATCGCCAGGTTGCAGGGCGGTGAGGATGCTGCATTTGAACAGGAACTGAGCCGGGCCGGCATCTACGGAGAACAGCGACGCTTTGTAACGGGCCTGGAGCAGCAACGCCGCGAATTGCAGGCGGCGGCCGACCACGCCGAATCCATGAAGGGGATCGCGGATACGGCGTTTGCCAATACCCGGACGCCGATGGAAACATACGAAACGCGGATCGGCGAGCTGTCCGGAGCATTGCAGTCCGGGGCCCTCGACTGGAACACGTATGCCCGGTCGGTGGCCGCGGCGACTCGGCAGCTTGAAGGGGCCAGCGGCGTCGGTCGCGAGATTCCGATGCCGAGTGCGATTACGGCGGAGTCCGCGACGGCGTTCCAAATGCTGTATCGGCAGCCGGCGAACACTGCCGCCGCGCAGGCGCTCGATGTGCAAAAGGCGATCCGCGGCATTCTGCTGAACAGCGGGACCACGCTGGATCGGATCGCGACGGAACTGGAGCGGCACGGTCAGCCGCAGGTCGCGGAGTTGTAGGAGGCTGCCGTGGCTGTTGTTTCTGTGAATCGCCGCCACCAGGAGGAATCCGGCTATCGGCAGGATAACGAACGCCGGGCGTTCCGATCCTACATCGTGCATGTCGATGACATCACAGACGGGCCTGACGCCGTGGAAGTGGCGAACGATGGCACGACGGCGATTCCGGCGATCGGCGATGCCTACAGTGCCGGGCTGCCGTACCTGTTCTGTGTGCGGATCCACCCGACCCGCATCGATGGTGATCCGTACTGGTGGCAGGTGAGCGTGGAGTATTCCACGCGGGCCTACCAGAGCGATCGGCAGACGGTCGGGCCGCCCGACTGGTCCAATCCGCTGAGCGAGGTGGACATCCTGCGCAAATCGTACTGGAAGGAGACGATTGAAACACACCTGTTTTTCCAGAAGTTCGGATTTCCGCCTGCTGTGACGTGGATTCGCAACAAGGCTTTGACGAACACTCTCGGGCACCTGATGGCGCCACGGCAGGTCACGATCTCGCATCCGCTGATCTACCTGTCAACCAACCAGGCGATGTACGATGATGCGATTGCCGATGCGTACATCGACGCCGTGAACACGGACACGTTCATGGGTCGCCCGCCGCAGACGGTGAAGATCGAAACGATCTCGGCGCAAGCGATGTATGAGCGTGGCATGTGGTTCTGGCGTGTGGAATACGAGTTCCGCGTACGGTTCGGCGGCTGGCGGCCGCGGATCCTCAATACGGCGTTGCTGCCCGTCCAGCGGCAGAGCATCCTGCCAAACGGCGACCCGGGCACGTCCGAGGCGATCACGGTGGAGGAGGTGCCGATCGACGCGGCTGGGGATCGCATTCCCGCCGGCGGTACGCCCGTGTACGTACCCTGGGACGTGATCGATTACCGCGAAATGCCGTTTTCCGGATTGGGGATCGGGTACACGTCATGACGACGGATGCGTACATGCTCAGCCGGCGGAGCGTGCAGCGGCTGGAGGCCCTGCTCAGCCGGGTCGATGAGCTGGAGGCCCGCATCGCGGCGCATCCGATCCGCCGCGGCGGCCTGGCCGTGGCCGTCGGGGTGGCGTTCTGGGACGTGAAAATCACCGAATCGCAGGAGTATTCGGATAACCAGTGGTGGTACGGCGGCATCGAGGTCTACCCGGACCGGAACAACGGGTGGACGCCCATTGTCGACGGAATGGCATGGAGTGCCGCGGGAACTCCGTATCCGCCGATCCTGTGCGCGACCGAGGGATTCAACACGGCGAGCGGCATCTTCGGAAACGGCGTGGATTCAACGCACCTGGTCGGCACATTCACGCTGCAGCCGATTCGGGGGGATCGCATCGTGCAGGTGTTCCCGCGGGTCAACCGGCTGACCGGGCTCGTGGAGTACGTGATGTATCCGAGCAATGCGATAGATGGGGAGTGCCCGGAGGAATGAGCGGCGCGAACCTGATGCAATGCTGTTGTGGTGCCGGCGGCGGCGAACCGTGGGAGGGTGACCCGCTCTGCGGAACGTCTCCGTTGACGGAGACGGACACCATCGTCGCTCCGATCACGCCCGTTACGAGCATAACGTTTCCAAGCCTGATGATGGCCGGATGGCCGATGACGACGTGGTCTCGGTATTACTCGCCGGTCCCGGTGGACCAGACGAAAACAGTCTATTTCACGCTGAAGGTCAACCCGGCCTATCAGCCGTGGCGGTTACGCGATGATCATTGGTGCTGGGGTACGCTCGTGCCCATCGTCGGGTGGCCACCGCCGCCGCCCTGGACACCGGATTACTGGGGGATTCTGGCCGATGACGGATCCGTGGCCTACGAGGGCGTCGGTGGATCTTGGACATTTCCGGCGTTGCGGAGCTGGCAGTGGGGACTCGACAGGTGGGTGTACTGGTATCAGGTGCTGTTGCGTGCGTGGGTGACGCTGACGGGCCCTCGCATCACGCATATCTGGAGCCCATCCGTACCGGGGATCGTGGCTGCTGGTGCTCTTCCGTTGTCAACCGATACGTTTGCCGGATACGACTACACCGAGACATCGGACCAGGCCCGCGTCCTGGACTACTCGACGTTTGGGTACGCTCAATACCTCGATTACAGATGGATCGCCCGCGGCAGCAGCGTGACGGGCGGCTGGGAGTTGCGCGACCTGGTGCTGAACCAGTTCAATTACGACCGTTACGACTGGGCTGGCAAGGGTACATCGGACGCGGCGGGCAAGGCGTTTCTGTGTCCGAGCAATCTGGTGGATCAGCACCGGCAGGTGCCTGGCGGCTTTTCATTTGACATCCCGCTGGAGTATGAGCCAGATGACCACCCGTGGCATCCGACCTACCAGTCGTTCAATGACGGGCTGATTTATCCACTGTATCCGGAGTACGACCCGGCCTGGAATCCGGCCGAGCCGTGGAAACCCTACTCCTGGGTGTGGCGATGCGTGCGGGAGGATGTCATCGAGGCGGGCAATCCGTACGGATTGGGTGCATGAGCGGATTCGCTGCGGCGGAGGACCTGATGCGCAGGCGGCTGTGTGAATCGAGCGAGTGCGAGCATTACGAGGGCTACGATCGGCAGCGGCCGCCGACGTGTGACAAGCTGCGTGCCGTGCTGGGAAACGCTCCGTGTGCAGCGGCCTACGCTCGTGCCGTGCGGACCGGCACGCCGCCGTGCGTGGAGTGTGCATGGCAATCCGTGCCGGCTCTCGTCGCGGCGGCACACAGACCAGAACTGACGGAGGTGTAACGTGATCGGACGTAATGTGATGAGATTGGCATTGAGCGTGTGGCTGTTCTGCTGCGCGACGACGTGGGCCGCGACAGCGAAATGGATCGGTGGAACCGATACCGATTGGGAAACTGCGGCCAATTGGGATCCGGCGAACATCCCCACGACGGGTGATGTTGTGATCATCGACTACGGGTCGCAGAACATCACGGCGCACCTGGACCAGTCGGCGTGTGATTTTGCGTCGCTGGTGATCGGGCCGAATTACAGCGGCCAGGTCGGCAACTCGACAACGGATCGGCTGTTGTTCGGAACGCAAAAGCTCGTGATCATGGGCGGCGGCGCCGCGCAGTACCTGGGTACGGGGGCCACGTACGACTGGGAGGAGGTTTACGTGCGTGGCATCGGTCCGGCCGGGACGGGCACGGCGTACCTGCACGGCACGATCGGCATGATGCACGTGCAAAAAGGGCAGGTCACCGTGGCGACGGGTAGCGCGATCACGACGCTTTATCTCGATGCGCTGGCCGGAGCCGCGGCGAATGTCACGTACACCACGGCGGCAACAACCACGACAACGGCCTACGTGATTGCCGCGAATGTCACAGTGACGGCCGGGACCGTGACGACGCTGAACGTCGACGCGGGCACGACCACCGTCAGCGGTGGAACGGTGACGAACCTGCACCAGCGTGGTGGAACGGTGTATTGGGCAACCACGAACACGCTCGCAAGCGCATTGATCATGAAGGGCACGTTTGACGCCAGCGGGGATGTGAATCCCAAAACGATCACGGCCATCAGTGCATTCGGCGTTTCGATTTTGGATCTCGACAACGGGATGGGCAACATCACGCTGACGAATGGCGTGAAGTATTTCTCTGGCGCCGTCCTGTGGCCGGCTGGCATGGAGCCCGCGTACTAGCGGCTGCTGCCGAGCTGCACGCCGCATGTTGGGCAGTACGTCCGGCTGCCCATGCCGAACAGGATGTAGAGGATACCCGGCAGGAGTGCGAACAGCAGCAGGAGGACGGCGATCAGTGTGGAGCCGTACCGCTCCGTATGCGGTGTGCCGCGGTATCCGCAGTTTGGGTTCGGGCAGATGATGTAGGATCCGCGGCTTCTTCGGTCCCTGGCGGCGGCCGGCATGCGCCGGCCGTTCTGGCGGCCGGCTGCGATCTGGGCTCGCCAGTTCCTGGCCCCGCATTCGTCACAGGTCACAACATCCTGCCCGCGTTCCGCATTCGCGATGATGCTTGCGCCGCAGGCCGTGCATCGTCCGCTCAACGTCGTGGTGTGCATCTCGGCACCTCCATTGTGGCCCGTTCTGGATTGTCCTCCAATTCTGCCGATCCTACAAGGCGACTGTGATATTAGCCTTTTGTGTGCGTGGATGCGGGTGGGTGAACCGAACGGGGGAGCGCTCCACTTTTCCGCTTGCTATGCGAGGTTATCGGATGTATAGTCTGTGTAGTGTATCCGCATTGGCGCGGTCGCCAGTGGCGTTACCCACCCTACTCAGCGGCATGGCATGCAAGAGGTCGTGAGTTCGACTCTCATCGGCTCCAGTACCGTAACGCATTGGCCCGCCGCCGGTTATGGGTTTCGCTCATAGGATACGCACCGCGTGCCGATACACCCGTGAGGGGGCGCGCACCCCCTTTCAGGAGCGCCACCCATGCCGCGGAAGCCAGCACTCCCGAAATACCGGCACCGCGTGATCCGGGGCCGCGACGTGGCCGTGGTCCGGCTCCGGGACGCGACATCCGGCAAGTGCCGGGACTACTGGCTCGGTGAGTACGGCAGCGACGAGTCCCAATCCAGATACGCCAGGCTGTTGGCCGAATGGCAGGCGGCCGGGCGGCACCTGCCCGGGCCGCGGGATGACGGCGACCGGTTCACGGTCACCCAACTGATTCACGCCTACTGGACGGACATCTCACGCCTCTACGGAGCGTCCGACCTGGCCGTTATCGGGGCCGCCCTTCGCGTGGTTCGTCGGATCTGCGGAGACATCCAGGCGGACGATTTCGGGCCCGCCCGACTGAGGCAGGTCCGGCAGGCCATGATCGACGGGGATCCCGGCGACCCGACGGCAACGCCGCCGATCCCGGCCCGCAAGCCGTGGCGGCGCCAGTCGATCAACCGGCAGCTCCACCGGGTGCGGGCCATGATCCGGTGGGCGGCATCGCACGAGATGCTGTCGGGGTCGCAATACGAGGCCCTCAAAACCGTGGAGCCTCTGCGGGCCGGGCGGACCACGGCCCCGGAGTCGCAGAAGATCATGGCGGTCGCGTCCGACCGCGTGGACGCCGTCCTGCCCCACGTGCCGTCCGTGGTCGCCGACATGATCCGGATCCAGACCATGACGGGCATGCGCCCGGGCGAGGTCTGTGCGATGCGGGCCGAACACATCGACCGGTCGGACAAGGCTTGTTGGATCTGGCAGCCGGAGCATCACAAGACGGCGCACCACGGGCACACCCGCCGGGTGTTCCTGGGGCCGCCGGTAATCGCCCTCCTGCGCCCGTACGTCCTGCGGCGGCCGACTGACCAGCCGCTGTTCAGCCCGGCCGAATCGGAGGGGGGCCGGCGTCGCCTGCCGGCGGAGGATGCGAAACGGGCGCCAGGCGACGGGTACGAGGTGGGCAGCTACCGGCGTGCCATCTGGCGGGCGTGTGACCTGGTATGGCCGCTGCCGGCGAAACTGGCCCCACGCAAGCTGCGGAATGGCAAGCGGGAACCGGCTACCCGGTGGAAGGCCCGGATGCGCAAGCGGCCGGCGGCATGGGCCGCCGTGCTGGCCTGGCGACGTGAGCACCGCTGGAACCCGAACCAGCTCCGGCACGCCTACGCGACGGAGGTGGCGGCAACCCACGGGCTGGAGGCGGCCGCCCTGCTGATGGGCCATGCGAGTGCGAAAATCACGGATGCGGTCTACGCGGAACGCGATTACCGGCGGGCCCGGGAAATCGCATTGAAATCCCTTGAAACCAGGGGGCCGGCCTGATATGGTTACGCCATCCGTGCCATCGAGCGATTATGCGTCGACCACGAACATAGCGGCCGCGCGCGGTGAAGGCATCACCGCAACGCGGCCTGACCACTCATCCTATCATGGAGGATCGACGTGGCTGATGAGATTCTATCCACACGCACCCTCATTGACCATACCCAGTTATCGACTGACGAGGGGATCACCGTTCCGATCCCGACGGCCACGCTGCGGCTTTGGCTGCGGCGCGGATTGACGGAGGCAACGCTCCATTTCGATCTGGTTGGTCTTGACGCCGACCACGCTGCGCAGCCGGCCGGCGCAACACACGACACGACGCGGACGATCAGCATTCGGGAGGCCGCCCGGCGCCTGATCGCCCGGCTGGAACCGCTCCACCCAAGCGGCGTTGACATGCCGGTGGAGACTGCACGTTCCCGCGTGCGATCCGCCGTCGCGTCGGGCCACCTCCCACAGCCGATCACGGACGCCGCACTGACCGCCTGGGTCGACGCCGAGGTCGACGCATACCTCGATTCGCTCGATTCTCAAGCGTGATGCCGCTTGTTACCCGCTTGTTTACCCACCCCGGGCGGCGGTTTGTTTCCTGTCTGCAACTCGTGCCACCAACGCAGGTTCGGCGCACCCACCATTTCACCCGCCCGGGTGGACTTGCAAACCATGATGTACATGGAGCGTGATGGAACCAGACACCAGACAACCGGAATACCTGACGCTCGCCGAGGCGGCCGCAACGCTGCCCGTTCCACGATGTCACATGACGCTGTGGCGGTGGAGCCGGCGTGGCGTCTGCGGCGTTCGGCTCCGGACTGAGCAGATCGGACGCACGATCGTCACGACCCGCAAGTGGCTGCGGGAGTTCGGCCTCGCCCTGGACGCGGCGAAACGCCGGGCACTCAAGACGCCGCGGGCGGTCGTTCGGGCAGAGGTGTCGGCAACCCGGCGGCGCACGACGGTGCCGCATTCCAGGGCCGCCGAGGAATTGCAGGCCGCAGGACTGTAGGCAGGGACCAGAACATGGAATGGGACAATGCGATCGATTACGCCCGCGTTCGCGCCGCCCGTCGCAAGCTCGCGATGGGGATGTATGACGAGCCCGACATCATCGAGGAGACGGCAGACCGCGTGGACCAGGCCATGAGAGACGCGGAGATCTCTGTCATACGCGGACCGCGCGGCCTGCTGGAAATCATAACGCCGGCGGCGGAGGTGGCGTCGACCGGTTCGCATGTTCCACCTGAACAGGAGGCTACCCGTGGAGATTCTGATCGCTGTGTTGTTTGCGGTTCTGGCATTCATCGACCAGATCCCGGCCTGACGTGCGGCGGGCAGGGCCGCACGGCGAATGCCACGGCGATCGTGTGTGCGGTCCTGCTGCTCGCCTTTGTGCTCGGCGTCGCGATGGCCGTGATTCACGCCGCGGGGTGGCTGCAATGAATGATCGATGTCAATGGAAACGCTGTCGGTCCGCTGGCCAGCTCACGTACATGGGCCGGCCGCTGTGTGACCGCCACTGGGCGGAGTTCTGCCGCCTGGATGAGGACGGTCGACTGGATGCCGCCCTCGCTCGTATCGGCATGACACGCGAACAACGCGATCGGGCAAACCGGCTGGCCCTTGGCACGCCCCTGCTGCCGTTCGCCCTGTCTGCGTGCGTCCTGGCCGTCGTGCTGGTCAGCGGTTGCACGCAACCGCGACCGGTTGCACCGGATAAGACTCCAGAGATGCGGGAGATATTCGAGCCGAGCTTTTTGGACCTGTGCTGGTATCCGCTGCCGGCTGACGCATGGCGTTTGAGAAGCCGCTCGTTTGGGAATTGGCATCTGTGCATGGCCGGGCCTGGCGAGCCCGCCGGCCCGTACGCGAAGGCGTATTTTGACACGGACGCAGACGGCGACGTGGACCTGATGGATTTCGCCAGGCTGCAACGCGGCTGGCAAAGGTAGGTGCGACTCGCTGAGGCTTCTTTCCCCTCCGGCGGCGCCGGTCGCCATCGGACGGCCGGCGTCGCTTTTGGGAGAGTCGAATGAGGTGGCGTCCGCTGAAAACTCGCAAGAGCAAGTTCGGCGCCAAGCGTACGGTATACAACGGCGTGAGCTACGCGTCTCGGGCGGAGGCGACACGTGCCCAGCAGCTCGATGCCATGCGCATGTCGTCAGCCATACGGTTCTGGGTCGGTCAGCCGCTGTTCCGCCTGGGCTGCCCGGAGAACACCTATAGGCCCGATTTCCTGATCGTCGGCTCCGATGGCCATGTCTGGGCGGAGGATGTGAAGGGCGTGGAAACGGCGGCATTCCGCAGGAATCGGAAATTGTGGGCACGCTATGGGCCGTGCGAGCTGCGGATCCTGAGGCGCAGGCAGGGCGGCTGGACGAGCGAGGTCATTGATGTTCAAGAAAGGGTTTCTCGTGCGAGAGAAGATTGAAACGTGGTTCACACATCATCCGCCGGCCCCCGATCAGATTCCGCAGTACGAGCGGATTCGAGCGGCGGCCAAGGTGTTCGCCATGGTCATCGTCGACAACACGCCGGCGTCGGCCGACCAGACCGCGGCGATCCGCAAGGTGCGGGAGGCGGTCATGACGGCGAACGCGGCGATCGCCTGTGGAGGGAGATGAGAGAGTTCAGCCCGGCCCCCGTGCCGGAGAAAGATCATTTATGGACGCCATTGAACTCGGGGATTATGTGAAAGACACCGTAAGCGGTTTCTTCGGACGCGTCACGATCATAGTCGACTATCTCGGCGGCAGGAGAGCGATTGGCGTGATGCAGACTCAGCTGGGACTGGATGGCAAACCGCTCGAAGTCGTGTTCGACGCAGGGCGGCTCGCGAAGTACCCCGGCGCTGCGGGCACGGTGGAGATGAAGGAACCGGACAGCGCGGGGGTATGAAAATGTTCATGCGGCGTCGGGCCACTGGCAGGAACAAGCGAGCACTCCGGCCGCGGGCAGGCGCCCGGCCGCGACGCCGTGCGGGGTAGAGCAGATGGCAGCTCGCTCCCGGTCCGGGTTCCGAGGAGAGGTCGCTGGTTCGAGTCCAGCCCCCGCAAATGATGCCGCCAAGCGACCGGGCGGCGTGTTTGCCGGTAGCGCCATACAAATCCCTTTGGGCAACGATGCAGGTCCGGGCCGGGGCCGTGACGGAGCGGCCCCGGCATCGGACGCCGGGTGAACGGATGTCAGCAGAGCCGATGTGTGTGGATGGCGTGCTCGGGCGGCTGGGGACCGCGCTCGGTCTGCAACCGATCCCGTACGCCTGTTTCACGCTGGCGACGACGAGGGAGCCTGTTGCGATCCACGTCGACCTGATCGGCGAGGTGCGGAGCCTCGAAAATCAGCCCTGGAACTTCCCCGCGACACAGATCACACACAAGACACGTCCGCGGAAGACGTGGAAGGTCTCGGAGCCATACGCGGACGTGATGGCGCGGGTGTCCATGGCCTGGCAGGCCGGTCGGGCGCGCGGAACGTGCAGCAGTCAATCCGCCCAGCGGGTGGTGGCGGACCCGAAGTAACTCCCGCGGCATGACTAATGCCTCCATCTGTGGGTCAGTCCGGCCATCGTGACCGGACTGACTGGCGGACTCGAGGGAGAGGCTCGGTGCGGCGACGCCCCAGATCGCGGATCGCGATCGTCAACCGAGTGGCTGGTTCGACTCCAGCCGCCGCCAGTGGCCGGTGCTGGCAATCAAAAGGCCGCGTGCGTTGCGCGGCGCCGTCGAATGAGTCGATTGAGAAGCGTCGATCCGAACCGCCGGCACCGGCCACAAACATGCAACCAGCAGCTCGTCATCAGACCACGCACGCGGCTCCGCCGGACTGGATCACAGCCGATCCGGCCCTGGCCGGTCTGCGGCCTGGCATCGTCTCCACGCTCCGGGCGATTGCGGCGGCCTGCTGGCGTGACCCGACCGACGGGCATCTGGTCGGCGCGGAGGGCGGAGACCCCCTGTACCGAGCGGCGGGGATCTCGAGGAGCACGTTTTTCCGGCACCTGCGGGTGCTGGAGGCCCTGGGCTACGTCGTCTGCCTTTCCACTGGCGGCGTGGTCAACGGGCGGCAGTACGGCAACATCTACGGCATCCCCGCACGACGCGGGAGCCTGACACCGCGGGCCTGCGCGCGACGATGGCAGCGCATGGTCCAACATCTCGATGGGCACTGGCGGCCGGAGACAATCCGACCCGGGGAACAACCCACCCTGTTCCCGCTCGGCGATCCGGTCCACACGCCCGACACGAAGGCTGCAGAAATCACAGAGGACAATTCACAGCCGTGTCAATCTGACACGCCCCCCGTGTCAGCCCGACACGGCCCCCGTGTCAGCGTGACACGGCCCCCGTGTCACACTGACACACACCACCCCATGATGGGTGATCATGGAATGGTTAATGACCATGCGCATGGGGTCCAAAAACCTGTGAGTTGTGGGGGTGTGGCCGGCGGATTCCGAGACATTCGGGACACGGAGCTGGATTCCATTCCGCGGCTGCTGGTCCGATTCGGGGAGGCGTGCGAGGTGGGCTACATGGGGGGCTCCGACGCGGATCGCCTGCGATTCTGCGCGTTGGCCCACTACGCCCGGCGTCGGGGGGACCGGCCGGCCGCCATGTTTGCCGCGATGGTGCGCCGTGCCCAATGGGACCGCGTCGCGGCGGTGGATGAGGACTGGGCGCGGGCAACGCTGGCCCGGCATGAGCACGGGCAACGGCCCGCGCGGACGGCCGGACCGGAGGTTGTGACCGGTGCCACCGGTCGGCCGGTACGACTGAAGCCGCTGGATCCGGCTGCTCATCCCGGAGATTACGCATGAAATCGGCGTATGAGATCTTCGCACACCCGCAGACGCGATGCCACGCGAGAAACGAAACAGGTATCGCGTTCCGGATCGTCAACGGGAAGCACACGCTGCTGTATTGCATCGCATCCTGGGGCTTCGATTGGGACCACGTGTCGGTTCGGTCGGAGCACCGTTGCCCGGACTGGCACGAAATGGACCTGGTCCGGCGCATCTGCTTCCGCGAGGACGAGACGGTGATGCAGTTGCATGTGCCATGGACCGACCTCGTGAACGTGCATCCGTACGTGCTGCACCTGTGGCGACCGCAGCGAGAGTCGATTCCCCGACCGCCGAAATGGATGGTTTGAGAGTGGAGGCATGAGATGATCACGGCATCTGGTATGAATCCGCGGGTTGCAGCGGCGTTCCGGCGCGTTCTGGACCGGTATCGCCATGCCCTGGCTCATCCCGGACACGGCGCAATTCCACCGACCCAGGGCGTTGTGGACCTCGAGGCCCAGCTCTGCATGGCGGCGACGTTCGACGGTCTCACGAGCTGCCGCGCATGCCCACTGGGCCCGCAGATCATCGGATGCGTCCTGAACGGGTTTTTGGATTCCGTGTTTCACTCCAGCGCCTCTAAGGACGTTCTGGCCCGCCGGTATTTTGTCTTGCGCGGTCGAGCGGCGGAGATCGGATTCCGGGTTAATCCTCGGTTGGAGACTGCCGATCGCGCGGAGGCGACATCATGACGCGAGAAATATGCAAACTGTGCTGGCGCGTCAGTCGCGTCGGGTTCCACGTTCCGGACCGCATGTGGCAGGCGGTGGTCCCGGCGCATGTCGTAGACGCCTGTGTCTGCCTGGACTGCTTCACTCGCCTCGCGGACGAGGCCGGGTTGCCGTTGATCGACGCCAACACTGCGTGCGAGGAGTGACGACGTGACGTTTGATGAGATCGTAGACGCAGCTTACGGAGACGGGTGGCATACGGACGAGATGGCTAGGGCAGAAGTCCGCTCCGTCATGGCGTCCTGCGCGACGCTGGTGTGCCGGTGCTGCTCAGAGGGCAGCCGACCCGTATTGGATACAGTGGTACGGAACTACAGGCACGCAGACATACACGACTATGAGTGTGATGCGGCGGGCATCTGGAAAGTGCTGGCGGAAGGTGAGGCGAAGGCGTGACAAAGATCGAATGGACTGATGCGACGTGGAACCCGGTCACCGGGTGCTCGCCGGTGTCTGCGGGGTGTGCGCATTGCTACGCGGCGGGCATGACGCGACGATTGGCGAGGATCGCGCCAACACACAAACGGTATGGCGGGCTCGTTGGCATTGGGAAAACACATTTCAACAAGAAAATCCGCCTCAATGGTGATGAGTTGCAGCGTCCGTTTCGTTGGCACAAGCCCCGCATGGTGTTCGTCTGTTCCATGTCCGACCTGTTCCATCCGCAGGTTCCGTTTGAGTTCATCGACCGCGTGTTTGCCGTCATGGCGTTGACGCCACAGCACACCTATCAAGTGCTCACGAAGCGGCCGGAGCGGTTTGCGGAGTATCTATCCGATGTGCGGATGGCCGAACGGGTTTATGACGCGCAGGCTAGATGGAATGCCTCGCCACGAGAACGACGGGGGCGTTGGCCGTTCCGCAATGTCTGGCTCGGCACGTCGTGCGAGGATCAGGCGGCGGCGGACGAGCGGATTCCGCACCTGCTGCGCTGCCCGGCAGCGGTGCGGTTTGTCAGCCTGGAGCCGCTGCTGGGGCCGATTGACGTTGGGCTGCAATCCGCCACCTGTGGCTGTTGCGACCGCTGGCCCAGTCGGTGGGTGGTGTTGCGGTGTCCCGTTCGATCCGACATTCCGCACAGCGTCCGCCAGCCCGTTGACCGGGTTGCGGATGTCGGCGTACACCGCGCGATCGGGAACATGCACGGGGCTCTGTCCATCCGCACGCCCGGCGGATTGCTCGGCATCAAGCCGCCGGAGTTTGAGTGTCTCCCGGCGCTGGATTGGGTCATCGTCGGCGGTGAGTCCGGGCCGCGGGCGCGGCCGTGCAATGTGGAGTGGATACGCGACATCGTGCAGGAGTGCAAGGCTGCGGCGGTGCGGTGCTTTGTGAAGCAGCTTGGGGCGAACCCCACAACCGAGTTCTTGCGGTGCCCGGAGTGCGGGTGGATCAGCGACGAAGATGGGTGGGACGCGCTCGGCGCGGACTATGGCAAACGGTTCTGTAATGGCTGCAGCGCTGAGGTTGAGCCAGTGTGGCAAAACGATCCCAAAGGCGGCGATCCGGCCGAGTGGCCGGCGGACCTGCGGGTGAGGGAGTGGCCGGAGGTGAAACCGTAATGGACATCATCGTAACGACGCCGAAGTCGAGAATGGTCGAGGCCGCTCAGGAAGCGGAGGACGTGATCGCCGCAGGCGGCGGTGACTATTTCCGGCGTTTCCCGATCGGCATGGAGCCGAACATCAACGTCGGCGACCGCGTGTATTACGTCGAGGACGGCTACGTGAGAGGCTATGCGATCGTTTCTCGGCTCATGAACACTCCGCGTCCTATCGAGTGTGACACCACGGGGCGCATCTACAGCCCCGGGTTCTACGTGTTTATGGATGCAACGACATGGTGTTGGATTGAGCCGCTTCTGATGCGTGGGTTCCAGGGGTTTCGATATGCAGGCCGGGATTTGTTGGCACGGCGGTGTGCCGGAGACTGGTTGTCATCGCGGCCCCGGATATGCGATGGTGTGTGCTATGGCTGACCTGCCGCTCTGGACAATGCCGCCGGCATCGCGATGCGGGGATGCGCCGGGCAGCCTCGCGGCGGCGCGGGCCCACACGCGGAGCGGGCGGCGTGGCCGGCATGTGCGGCTGGTGGCCGATGCGGTTGCCCTCTATCCGGGCTCTACAGCCTGTGAACTACATCGGCGTGTGGGGCAGCTCGAGCGCCACGAATGGTCGCGGCGGCTGCCGGATGCCGAGGCGGCCTCCTTTGTGGTTCGCGGCATTTCGCGAGTGTGCGGCGTTACGGGCCGGCTGTCTCTGACCTGGTGGCCCGCTGCGAACGGAGCGTGATCTATGGCGATGGTAGACATCAAGCGAAATGAGCCGGAACTGATCGCGCATTTGGAGGCGATCGCATCGGAGGTTGCTGACCATTACTCGCTGCCGGTCGTCTCGCTGTGCAGTCGGCGCAAGGCCAGACCGATCCCCGCGGCGCGGCAGGAATACTTCAGGGCGTTGCGGACCAGGATCGAACAGTGCGATCGTGCGCGACGATACCGCGGGCCTACAGGAGCATGGGTCGCCGAACGATGCAGCTACTACCGCATTCGCGACGCGTCTGGGAATGTGCTTTACGAGAGGATGATGAAACCATACCATTACGACAGGAGGTGTCGTGTGAAACGGAAACGCGGCTGGTGCGTTGTGAGTCTGACTGCTCTGCTGGCGTTTCTCGCCGGCATTGGCTCGTGCGTGATGGGAGGTGGGCTGTGAGCTTCAGCGCGGCGTTCTGGCAGTCGGTGCTGAGCCTGTTCCTGACGTTCCTGGTCGGCGTGCTCGGTCTTGTGCAAACCGGCTGCAGCGCCGCATACTGGACGGGGCGGCTCGAACCGGGCACCGTGCTGTCATTCAACCCTGCAACGCATGAAGTCTTTGTGCGTGATACCAAAGACAACAATTTCGCCATCGAGGAGTGCGCCTACAACAAGGAGACCGGGGAATTCCGCCTCAAAGGGGTCCAGGTGACGAATATGAGTTCTCCGGTGATCGCCGCAGACGACGCGCGGATGGAGAGGGTCGAACGGATCATGCGCATCCAACTGGAAATGCACCAGAGTGCGCATGAGGTGATCAAGTTCGGCCTGGCTAGGGGCGGCGAGGTCGGCCAGGCCATGATTGCCGGCGGCGTCGCGGCCCTGCATGCGATTCCCGAGGTGTCCGGCACGTTGAATACACAGTGGGGTAGCGGCGGGTTTACGCTGACTCCAACAGGATCCACCTGCCCGGCGGCAACGTCGCAGCCGTGCGTTACGGGGCAGTGAGATGCGACGTGTATTCACCATTCTCCTCCTGAGCATCGCGTCCCCGGCCTGGCTTTGTCTCCTTTCCCAGGCCGGGTGCCGCGATCTACACATTCACGTGCATCTGCCGCCACGGCAGCCCGCGGCGAGCGCGATACCGCTTGATGATAACCAGACCCCGGTGCCGTGTTCGCAGCCGAGCACGGCGCCGGGCGACCCTGTTACAGCGAATGACATCCAGACGTGGGATGAGGTGTGGCATGAATCCTGGGATTCGCTCATTTTTGGCCCGGCTGGTACAGCCCCTGCGCAGCCGTAAGGTGCGCGTGGCCCTGGCCACGGTGCTCGCCGCCTACCTTGCAGACTGGGGCCTCGATGTATCCGACACCGTGCTCTATGGCATCATCGGTGTCGGCGCGGCGATCATCGGCGGCATTGCGCTCGAGGACGCTGGAACGAAGGCGGGCGGGCTGACGGTGGTGGATGATGACGATGACAAGCCAGACCCGCAATGAGACGTTTCCGCCGATCCCGGCGGGCTGGCGACCAGCCGCGTGGGCGGAGCATCTGCGGCAACTGGCGGAGCGATGCCGGGCGGATCATCCGGAGTCGGCGAGTCGATACGACGCATGGGCGGCATCGTTGGATGCGGAAGCGGAGGTCATGGCCGATGAGACGTAAGGCGTTCGGTTGGCTGGGGCTGGTCTGCGGACTGTGGTACGTGGGTCATGCGTCCGCTGGCACGACACGCTATGTTGCGGACTGGGCTGAGCTTGTCGCGGCGAACACGGCGGCGGCGGACGGGGATACCATCGTCCTTGCGGCGGGTACATACACGCAGGCGGCGGTTCTGACCGTTACCAAGAGTCTGACGTTTGCCGGCGCCGGTGCGGCGACGACGATCATCGCGGAGAACGCGGCGGACGCGATCACGGCGACAGGGCAAGCCGGCGGGAGCACGCAGGCCTGGTCCGGTATCACGTTCGACCGGCAGACGAACAATGTGCCGGCGTTCATCGCAACGGGTACGGGCGGACACCTGACGATCGCGTTCACGGAGTGCGTCTTTATCAATTCGGGCAACGACAATGGCCTGACGATGGACACGGAGGCCGCCGCGGCCAACAACTTGACGGCCACGGTGACCCGCTGCATTGCGCACGACAACGGTAACGATGGATTCAACATCAAGCAAGGCGCCGGGGCCACGGGTAATGCCGTCTGCACGCTGATCGACTGCGATAGCTACGACAACACGGGCGACGGTGCCAGTCCGCACGGCAATTCAACGATCACCGTGTACGGCGGCACCTACGTCAATAACGCCAAGAATGCGCTCGTCAACACTGATGCCGGGTCTGTTCTCGACGTGTACGATGCGTACTGCTATCAGGGCGCCGGTGCTGTCAGCCATCTGACGAACTGTGCGAATACGGCCACCGCCACGTATCGCCGATGCGTATTCGAGGGCGTTGCCGCGACGAATTACGGGCTGGTGACGGCCGGCGGCGGGGATGTCACTCTCTATAACTGCACACTGCGCGGAACGGCGGGCGACACCGCGCTGTTACGTGCTGCCGGCGGTACGCTCACGGCCTGGGACTGCACGATGTCTGCTACCGGCACGTACGCAGCGAGCGTCACCAACCCGATGTGGCTCTCATCGACAACCGCAAACTCCAAGCTGTACGTCTACCGCTGCACTCTGGATGCGTATGCCGCAACTGTCGGGTCAGGCCACGTTTTGGCGTATGCCCGCAATCCGATGAACCTTGAAGGGTGCGTGCTGATTCAGGGAAACATCGCTGGCGATGTTGCGACGAGCACCTGTTATGCTGCACAGCACGGGGCGGGCTCATCGGGCAGCGTGGTGCATTGCACGATTCGCGTGCAGTCAACGGACCAGCGGCCAAACGGGGTCTACCTAGAGGTTGACGGCATTGTCTGCCGCGGAAACCTGATCCTGAACCCGTATTGGGGGTTTCGGGCCGGGGCGGCGAACTTCTACGACGGTGTTGCCGGGACAGGCTATAACGTAATCCTGGGGGCCGTGAATGATACGGTCTACAACGACGATGCCATGATTACGGATGTTGTTGCCGGCGATGCGCCGACGTTTATCGACAGCACGTCGCCCGCATTCGATTTGCGACTCTTGACACGCGGTGTTGCGGCCGACGTTGACCCAAACGACGCATACCTGATTTCATACGACGGCTATGACGCGACGTACCTGGCGGCGGTACAGGAGTCCGGCGGTGTCGGCACGGAGCTGGACGCGGGGGCCTATACGATCCCGATCGGCTATGGACTGACCCGGTATGGTACAAGCGGCGTACACGCCGGAGCAACGCCTGTCGCGATCTCTGCGGGCGTCATGCCGCATTCGTGCGGCTCGATAACGGGCACGTCGGGCGCACATGCGGGATATGGTCGCGTCTCAGGCGCCAACGGAGTACACGCGAGATGAGTGCAAACGCAACCGACATCGTTGTGCTGGGCCGCCTGACCGGCGAGACGCCTGCGGCATGGCTGAGCCGCAACATCGAGATCGTCGAAGCGCTGCCGGATAACGTCGGCGTGGTGGAGCTGTTCGGAACTAATTACGTTGACGGCTGCCATCCGATAGATGCGCGGGGATACCGCTGGCCGGTCACGAAGTTTGTCGCGTTGCTCGTTGATCGCATTCACAAGGCGGATCGGGCCGTCACGTTCTACGTGCATCCGAGCAAGGTTTGCACCGTGATGGGCGGCCCTGTTGACATGATGAAATACGTGATCGCGTTCGCGACCGTCTTGACGGAACGCTGCGATGGCGTGTATTTCGATGGCATCCCTCCGCTCGGCATCAATCAAGCTGGCTCGGCGGGGTGGATGGGTGAGTTTCAGTCGCGGTGGCGCGAGACGTACGGGCAAGAGCCTGTGACGATCCTCCATGCGTCCGGCCAAGTGGCGCCGGCCGCCGTCAACCTGATGACGACGTACGGCTACTACGGCGAGCACGGAGGGCCGGTTCCGGCGTGGTCTGATGCACTGGTGCCGCCCTGGTCCATCGGCGACTGGAGCCAGATCGACCGGCTGGCGCATCCACAGTACCTGACCTATACCGCCGCATTGCTCAAGGCCGGCGTGATCCCGGTCTACAAGATGGCGTCGTGCCATCAGCACGGCGAGGCGGACGGATACCCGGAGGACTGGCCTACCGAGCGACAGCTCCTGGAGCAGAGTTGGTGCATGGGGGCGTGCAGGCAGTGGGCCTACATGCCGCAGAACCTGCAACCGCTGAACGATGCGGCGGCCATACGGGCTTGGTATGCCGCGTCACCAGAACAGGAGAGTTCGCGATGAAACATTTTCTTTTGGCACTGCTGGTCGTCTGGCTGGTCTGCGGCTGTACGCCGGAGATGCGTGGCCCGTTCGACGGGGCCGCGGACGGCTGAATAACACAAAGGAGCGATAACGTGAAACGGAACTTGGGTGTATGGGCTATCATTGTTGCTGGCGTGCTCGCCTGCGCGTACTTCCTCAATGTCGCTGTTGCCGACATTCAGCGTGGTGGCAAAATCGGAGGTGGCTTTGCACTTGCCGCGACCAGCGTAACCGGATCCGATGATGTACTCGGTGGAGCCGACGCGCAGATCGTCATATCTGACGGCATGGGCGGAGAGTGCAATATCGAGGTCGTGAGCGCTGCTGGATCGCAGACGCTCAACGGATTCGAGGTGCAATTCCGAGATACGTCGTGGGGTGCATGGTATACCGTGCTGGCTGATGCAGATTTTACAACGGCAACGACCACGCTACCCAGATCTATGTTGCCTTATGTCAATGGGCTCGCCGCCAGCGAAACGACGCATTTCGTGTTCCGTCCTGGGGCGGCGTATGCGTTCCGGTTCCGCGCATCCGTTGCTGCGAATGCCGCATCCATCACGGTGTCTGGCAATTGCGGGAGCGACTGAGATGCCACGGCGTCCGGCAAGCCATTCACAGGAGATCGGAGCGCTATCTCCGCAGGAGCTGCGGCCGTTCGCCACTGTGCGGGGCTACGGCCCGGAATGGCAGATAGCATCCGCGGTGTTCCGTGCCGGCCGCATCTGTGAGGGCTGCGGGATGCGGCTTGCGACCGTCACCGATCACCGCATCCCTCACCGCGGCGATCCGCGGCTATTCTGGGACAGATCCAACTGGGTGCCACTCTGCACGTCGTGCCACAATGCCAAAACGGCAGGCG